GGTCCGGATCGAAGTATGCCCGGCTTCGGACCCGGCGGACGAACTTGCCGTGGGCGGGGGGCGCCAGGGTCGCCTTGGCCACGGCCGTTGGCTTCCCGTTCCCCTGGGCCGCGGCCGCGCCGGCGCCGTCCTCCTCCTCCTCCTCCTCCTCGTCCTCCGGCCCGGGCTCCCGCGGCCCAGGCTGGGGCAGCATCGCCTCGAGGCGGTCGCGCTCCGCCTGGATCTCCTCCTCGGTGCGCTCCGGGAAGTCGGTCATCTCCCGGATGTGGATCTCGTCCTGGGGCGTCGTGTCCACCACGCCGGCGGTCACGGCCTGGAGCCACATGGTGAAGAGGCGGTTCTCGTCCTCCTCCTGGAGGGGCTTGAACTCGAAGGTCGGGAGCGGCCGCGGGCCGTAGTTGGCGTGGACCAGGCGCCGGATCAGCTGCTGCTGGACGACCTGGCGGGCGACGTCCTGCTGGATGTCGGTGACCACGATCAGCAGCACGTCGAAGTGCTTCCGGGCCTGGGCGTAGGTCCCGACGTCGGGCTGGGCGGTCACCCCCAGCTGGGAGGGCATGAGGATCGCGCGGGCGATCCCCGTGTCGGCGGCCTTGATGAGGCGCTCGAGGACGTCCGCGCCCCGGCCCACCGCCTCCTTCAGGTCCACCTTGAAGCTGTCGGACATGGTCATGCTCGTGTTGGCCTGGATGTTCTCCAGCATGGTCCGGAAGGCCACGATGTCCGCCGCGATCGGGTGCCCGGCCGGGTAGGTCCCCGTGGCGATCGGGATGGCGAAGCGCTCGGCGTAGATCGCGCTCCACTTGATGAGGTTGTCCTTCAGCCACCACCACTCGTAGGTCTCCCGGAGGTCACTTTGGCCATACCAATTTCCGAACTCCCGCCGGTAGCCCCAGTGGAGGAACTTCTCCACCGGGTACTTGTTCTCGTCCTGGCGGATCCCGTCCGGGAGGAGGTTGTCGTGCGGGTCCACGTCGAACCAGAAGCGGTGGGGCTTCCGGGGCTTCAGGGTCCGGAGCCCCCACCAGCCGGCGTAGGGGGCCTCCTCGATCGTCCGCCAGATGATCTCCGTGATCGAGAAGCCGTAGTCGAGGGCCGTGAGGACCTGCTGGAGGTGGTCGTCCAGGTTGCCGTAGAGGGGCTCCATGTTCTCGAAGACGTACTCCAGGAACTCGACGACGTCCTCGCCCTCCGGGTCGTCGGGCGCCGGCGTGAGCTCCCAGCCGGGGGAGAGCACCGCGCCCTTCTTCAGCGCCATCGCCCCCTTGACGGCGTCGTCCCGGCGGATCTTGTCGTACCAGCGCATCCCCCGCCGGGTGATCAGCTCGTCCGGGTTCCACCGGGTCGGCATCCACCGCCCGAGGAAGCCCGAGTCGTTCCCGGAGATCTCCCCCCGCTGGGGCACGACCTCCAGCGTCTTGGCCCGGTCGTTCCGGCCCGCCAGGGCTCGCATGAAGTCGGCGCCGATCATGCGGCCCCCGCCGGCGACGGGCGCACGTCGATCTGGTGGGCGGCACAGATGAGCGTGTCGCCGAGGAGCCTCCATCCCGGGGGCGGGCAAGGGCGGAGAACCTGGCTGAAGAGGTCCACGCGGTAGGTGGCCTCCTGGATCGCTTCACAGTAATCACAACGGTACCGAAGGGTCTGCTCAATCATGCCTCACCCGTGCGGCCCGTGGTGCGCCGCGCGCGCCCCGACCCCCGCCGGCGCGTAGCCCCTCGGGATCCTGGCCCGCAGCGACCAGGCCAGGGCGCCGGCCACCACCGAGTCCGGCGGGTGGCCGCTCCCGTACAGGTCCTTGTTCGCGCAGTAGCGGTGCTCCTTGTACGGGAAGGCGATCCGCGGGGCGCGCAGGGCCTTCTTCTCCACGGCCGCCACGTACTCCGTGAAGAGGTCCTGCCGGCCCCGCCCCACCATGATCACGTGCTCGGCCAGGATCTCCTTCTCCCGGAGGAGGTCCGCCACCACGTTCCCCCCGCCCGTGGCGTCGTGCGCCACCAGCCCCGGGAACCGCTGCGCCCGCACCCCCAGGCGGCTGACCATGTAGGGCCAGGCCAGCCGCTGCATCCGCTCCCAGGCCACCAGCCGCCAGGGCTCGACGTCCGCCCGGAAGGTGGCGATCACGGTCCAGTGCTGCTCCTTCGCCCAGTCCGCCCCGGTGGCGTAGAGGGCCAGGGGATCCGGGGGCTCGAACTCGCAGTACTCCCCGTCCCCCCCGTCCCGCTCCCCCAGCGCCGGGTCGAAGTAGGCCTCCACCAGCTCCGTCAGGAAGGCGCGCCCCTCGGCCGTGGGCTCCTGGAGCTCGTACTCCGTCTCCCACATGCCGGCCGGCACGTCCCGCCGGACGCGCTCGACCTCCACCATCGACAGGTACCCGTGGGGCTCGACGGTTTCGCGCCAGCACCACTCGTAGAGGGGCCACCCCTTCTGGGCCACGCGTTTGAGGACCTCGGTCATGGCCCGGTCCGGGTACTGGTGGGTGGAGCTCAGGACGGTCTGGGCGGGGACCCCGGGCGTGCCCATCGGCTGCCCCAGGGCGGCGTCCAGGATCCGCAGGTCCATCTCGTCCACCTCGTCCATCCGCAGCCGCTGGGGGTGGGGGCCCCGGGCGGACTTGGTGGACGCCATCAGGGCGGTCGTGCTCCCGCCGTTCCGCAGCCGGGTCTGCTGGGTGGTCGGCTCCGTGAGCAGCATGTCCACGGGGGCCCCGGGCCACTCCCAGCGCTTCCCGTTCTCCTCGAGGACGCGCTTGCTCTGGACGCCCGAGCCCCCCAGCACGGTCACCGCCGCCCCCAGGCCGATGTTCTCCGTCAGGGCCAGGGCCCCGAGCAGCGTCGTCTTGCCCCCGAAGCCCCGGGAGGCCTTCCAGACCCCCGTGGAGGTCCGGGCGAAGTAGGCGTCGCTGAAGGCCTCGAAGGGCGCCCGGTGGCCTGGACAGACCCGCTTGCGGGGGATCCGCAGGCCCAGGAGGGTGTAGACGTATTCCCAGAGCTCATCAGGGTCCTGGGGCGGCCGGGCGATCATGTAGGTCATGCGTCGCCCTGCCCTGGGATCGCTGGGAGACGGTCACACGGCCCCCGCACGTTGGCACGCCCCCGCACGCTCGGAGCGACGCTGGAGGCTCGCACGCCCCGGCACGTTGGCACGCCCCGGCACGTTTGCACGCCCCGGCACGCTCGGAGCGACGCGAGCACCCTGGAGCGAGCCGTCATCCCCCGCCCCCGTCCCCTGGGGCCTTGCCGGCGCCGTCCCCCCCGTGCCCGTCCCCGCCGGCGGCCGCGAGCGCCGCCTCGCGCGCCTTTTGCAGGCCGGCCATGTACTTGTCCTTCGGCCCGTCCACCACCACGATCGTCCCGGCGTGCCTATGGGGGATCGGCCCGCCCCCGGGCCCGGCGTGCTCGACCCGGTAGCGGTACTTCTCGGGCCGGTGGGCGTTGAGCTGCGCCTGGAGCAACATGTCTGAATACCGCCGGACGACCACCTGCCGCCGCTCTCCGGTGACCGAGTCCGTCTCGTAGCAGAAGGCCCCCTGGTAGACGACTGGCTCCTCAACCCCGACGATCGCGCGGCGCCGGGCCTCCTGCTCGAGGAGGTCGGTCGCGTCCTCCTGGGCGTCCTTGAAGGCCAGGACATAGGCCGGGTCGGCCTCGATCCAGCGGTAGTGGGTCATCCGATCCACGCCGGCCACCCGGCACGCCGCGGCGATGGTCGCTACCCTGCGGTAAGCATCGAGGAACGCCCCTTTTTTTATCCGTGTCGCGGCCTGCCGCGGCTGCTCCCCCTTGGCCTTGCGCTTCCGCCGAGCCACGTCAGCCTTCCAGGGCCGGCTTCAGCCCCATGCCTGCGTTCCGCATCGCCCGGGCCCCGAGCTCCGCGGGTTTCTGCGTGGGGTGGTAAACCGGGCGATCCCGCCCGACGCGCCAGACCGTGCTGGCTTCGGTCGTCGTATGGAGATAGACGGGCTTGTCGCCCTCGAGCCGGAGCTCCCGGAGCTTCGGCCCCTTGGGCACCTTGGCCGTGATGAAGAGGGCCGAGCCCTTCCCGTCCCAGACCACGAGCCCGCGGCCGACCAGGACGCTCTGCCCGCCTTCGGCGGGCGGGGCGATCCACCAGGTCGTGTCCTGGGCCTCCTGGCCGTAGAACCGCGGCCGCTTCCCCGCCCGCGCACAGTAGAAGCAGGGCTCGTGGGCCCAGCGGTAGTCGGAGGTGCCGGCGAGGGGGAGCTCCGGCTTGACCCAGATCAGGTACTGGAGCTCGCGGACTTCGGCGGCCTTCAGCGCGTAGGAGTACTCGTCCCGGGTGGCGGAGGCGTGCCAGACGTACCAGGCGGCCTTCGGGTCCGCGTGGGCCGCCATGTTCGTGAAGGCCCGGGTGAGGAAGGCGACGAAGGCGTCGCCCTTGAGGTCGTCGTTCGGCATCGGCCGGTGGTACCCGGAGGCCGAATAGTAGTCGACCCCGTAGGGGGGATCGGTGAAGACCATGGCGGCCTTGCGGCCGTCCAGCAGCCGCGGCCAGGCTTTGGGGTCCGTGGAGTCGGCGCACAGGAGCCGATGGTCCCCCGCCCGCCAGAGCTGGCCCCGCGCCGTTTTCCACTTCTTCTGGAATTCGGCGGCGCGGTCCAGGTGGGCCCCCGGGTCCGGCTGCGGGGGCTTGTTCTCGAGCCCGGTCAGCCGACGGAGGACGTCGTCCAGGTCCTTCGCCGCGAACCCGGTCCCGGCCAGGTTCCCCGCCTGGTACAGTTCGTCCAGGAGGGGCACCAAGTCGGCATCCCGCCAGCCCCCCAGGATCGTGAGCTGGTTGTCGGCGAGCAGGTACGCCTCGGCCTCCCCCTCGGAGGGGAACCGGACCCCCCGGAGGACCGGGACGAGCCACCGCTTCCCGTCCACGCGGATCCGCCCGGGCGGGGCCCCGCCCTGGGCCTGCAGGGCCACCAGGGCATCCAGCCGACCGTGCCCGGAGACGATCCGCCCCGTCCCCTCGTCCACGAGGATCGGGGCCACGAAGCCGAACCGGGTGAAGCTCTCCCGAATCGCGGGGAGGTTGTGCTCCTTGGGGTTCCGGGGCCAGCGGTGGAGGGTAGTCAGGTCCACGAACTCGAGGCGGAGGGCGCCGGCGCCATCGGTCGCACGGGCGGGGGACCGCTTGGTGGTCGCGCTCGGCATGCGCCTCCCGGGCGAAGCAAAGGGCCGGCCGGTGGTCGTTCCCACGCGGCCGGCCCACGGTCTGCCCGGGCAAGCGGGCAGGGGAGGCGGGGGTTGCGCGCTCGTCCTTGTTCGGTTACACGGAATTCACGAGTGTGTCAAGGACCTTTTGCGGTTCCAGGATCTCCGTGGCCGTGCTCAGGAGCCGGAAGAGGCGGTCCCGCTGCTTCTGGAAGTCCGCGGCCCGCCGCCGCTGGTACGCGAATTCGCTCCAGTCGTTCGCCTTGCCGCGCACGCTCGCGCGGCGCTCGGCGTCGGCGATCGCCCGGTCCAGGTACTCGAGCAGGACGTCGAGCGGGGGGCTCACGGCGCGTCCCCGCGCGGGATCACGACGACCACCCATAAGGCGGCCGCCAGCGCGAGACCCGCCCAGGCCGACTGTTGCCAAAAGGCGAAGGCGGTCCCGGCCAGGCTGATCATGACCAGGCAAGCCATGGTCCGGCCCATGGCGGGGATCCAGGGGGGCGGCATCTACGCCGCCGGGGCGCCGGCCTCCTCGGGGGCCGGCCCAGGGGCTGGTGTGGGATCCGCCGGCGTCGGCTCCTCCTGGCCGGGCTCGGCGGCCGCGGGTTCGGGGGACGTCGGGACCGGCTCGGGCGCGCCGGGATCCGGGGCGCCGACGGCGCCGGGCGCGAGCATGGTGGCGCGCTCGGAGTCGAAGGGCCTGCCGCAGCAGCGGTACGGGCTCATTCGGGGCCTCCTTTCAGTTTCTCCCAAAAGGACAACTGCGCCAGGTACTGGGTGAGGTCCTCGCTCGAGGCCACGATGATGTCGGGGATCTCCTGGGCCATCAACCGAATGTCGTAAGGCTTGAACCAGCATCCCTTGCCAGGGTCATCGTTGTTCCGCTTTTTGGGGATCTCCGAGTGGCGCCAATTGTACTCGCACCACTCCGGAACGCGGACAAGGTACCACGGATCGATCTCCCCCTCGCGGGGATCCTCAGCTGTGGTGTGCCCATAGAACATGACGTCCGCCCAACCCCGGTGGAATTTCGGGAATTCCGTCTCGCCGCCGGTTTCGCGGTCTATTGTCACCGTTATGTCCCACCAGAACGGTTCCCGATAATCCGGAGTCCGGACCCGGCAGGCAACACGGCACTCGCGGCCTTCGAAGAGGATCATGTCCGCCCCGTGCTTCCGGTCCTCCTCGGGGGAGACCTCCATAAACAGGCGGGGCGCGAAGATTTGCACCATGCGTGGGATCCATCGTCGCTGCCAGGCGTAGGACGTCTCGAACATCGTCCTCATCGATGCGGCACTCCCCACGGCTCGAAGCCCTCGCGGGCCTCGTCGAACATCGTAAGACGAAGGCGTCCCTCCGGGCCCTCCGGGCTCACCCGTCGGACGAGGTCGAAGAATTCATCGGGCTTATGGGAATGCCGCTGTTGCGGTGCGCGAAAACTCGTCGGGGTCCCCTTGACCACAGGGGCCAGCGATTTCACTTTCCCGAAGAGGATGTGCTCGGTCGTATGGGCCCACCAAAGCGGCTGCGCGGTGGGCTTGATCCATGTCAGCACACATTCGTATCGCACTCCCCAGGCCCTGAAGAGGCGCAACCCGTAAGGCAGGAAACGGTGTGTGACCCACAGGTAGATGTGGGCTCCGTGGGTGTCCGCCAGCTTGCGGATCGGGAGTTCGCGGATCTGCTTGAGGGTCCAGACTGAGTAATCCATCGTGCGCCGCTCGACGGGCCTGCGCTCGTCGAAACCGATCTTGGTCATGGGCCAGGGAGGGTCAATGACGATTGTCCGAAAGGGGCCCTTGGGGAATTCGGGAATTCCTTCCACGGCAACCGGCGGGCGAGCCAGTGCATAGAGGTAGCCCAAGGTTATCGACTGGCCGACGTCGGTCCGCATGGCCACCGCCTCCCGGATCTTCGCTTCGCCGAGGCGGGTGAGGGATTGCCACCGCTGGGCGACGGAGTGGGCGACCTCACTTCGGCCCAGCGTGGGCCGAAGTCCTAACCCCTCTTTTCCTTGGGCTTTCGGGATCCCGTCCACCAGCTCCCCGCCGCGGACGAGGACGAGGGCGCGGGTGAGGACGATGCGATTACGGGTGGGGAGATCGAAGTTGTGAGCCCGGGCCCAGCGCTCGAGTGTGCCCAGCTCCCCATCGGTTGTTTTCACCTCGGGAATCGTCTGAATCGTGGCGATGCGGCGCTCGGCCCGGCTCAGTACGGCGAGTTTGTTTTTCACGCGAACGCCTCCCCCGCCGCCCGGGCCGCCTCCGCCGGCCGCCCGATCCTTCGCGCGTGCTCCGCGAGGAGCAGCGCCTCCGCCGCCCCGTCGTGGTCTTTCCGCGCTCTCGGCGTCAGCCGCAGGTTCACGCCCGGGAAGAGCCGCTGCGCCACCAGGACCGCCGCCCCCTTCGCGCTCCCCACGTCCCGGAGCATCGCCTTCTTCCACGTCGCCGGGTGGACGCACGCATAGGGGATCCCGAGGCCCGTGAGGGCCATCTGCCAGGCCCCGTACCCGAGGCCGTAGTTGAACATGCCGACGGCGCCGCTGGCGCGGGGCTCCCCCCCCGCCTTCGGCCGGGGCGGGATCGCGCGGGCCAGCTCGAGGGCGCAGAACGCCTCGACCCCGGTCGCCGCCACGGTCGTCGCCTCCTGGAGGAGGTCCCACATGGCGCGGAGGTCCGGGACCCGGACGGTCCGCTTGCCCCGCCGGATCAGGGTCACCGGCGCCGGCCAGACGCGCGGCGGCTCCCCGGGCGCGAGCCGGGCGACGGCCCCGTGGACGCCGGGGTCGATCCCGAGGTAGATCATGGGCTGACTTTCTCGCCTTCCCCCGGGGCGGTCAGGACGTGGCGCTCGATCCGGTCGAAGCGAACCAGCCAGCCGCCCTCGAACACTGCGGCGATTGGCCCGTAGCCGTGCGCCGGCCCGGGGTCGTCGATCGTACCGCACCAGCCGTTCAGGATCCCGAGGATCCCGACCCGCGGTTTGCCGGGGACTTCCTCCGTGTGGCCCACCTGGACTGTCGGGTGCTTGGCGAGGTCCTCATTGCAGGTCACGCGTGCCCGCAAAAGAGCGTCCATAGCGTTCGGATCAATCGCTACCAGCGAGTTCAGGAAAGCGATCAGGTCGTCCGTCTCGGGGCGGATCATTGCTTCCCGCCGAGCGGCAGGACCTCCTGGATCGCCCGGCCGAACGAGACGACGTCGAGGTGCCAGAGCCCGTGGCGTTCCACCACCCCCCGGAATTCCTCCAGATCGTGTCCCTGGATGAACCACCGCGCCTCCCCGGCCTTGGTGTGCTTCACCGCGCAGTGGCAGAGCTCATGGTCGACCAGCGCGGTCCGCTGCTCGGGGGTCAGCTGGTCCCAGGTCTCCTTCTCGAAGACCAGGAGGAAGTCCGCCTTGCCGAAGTGTTTCAGGAGCCCGCTGGCCTTCAGGGCCTTGCCGGCCAGCGGCCGTGCGTGCCGGCGCATCGGCCGATCCGTGAGGAGGTACCGGATCTTCGCCTTCTCCAGGTGCTCGTGGTGCTTCGGAATCAGCGTGCTTGCGATCTCCGCCGCCTCGGGGTGCTCCTTGTAGCCGGTCATGGGGCCTCCCTTCCGCGCTGCGCCTCGGTGTGCGTCCTGAGCCGATCCGCCAGCCCGGCGTGGGCCGTGATGTCTACGAGGATCCGTATCGCCTGGACCAGGCCCCCCACCGGGAACCCGTCCTCGAGCCCGTCCCAGAACTCGACCAGGCGATCGCACGCGACGCCGAGCGGAGTGAGCACCGCCCCCTCCTCCTGGACCCTCGCCCACCGCTTCGAGGGGCCCCGCAAGAACCGCCACCAGGGCGGCCGGTCCGTGACGCGCTTGAAGCCGCGCCGCGCCAGCTCCCGCTCGATCGCGTGCAGATCCATGCCCACCGTGAGGAGGGGGAAGAACTCGAAGTCCGACTCCAGGCTCGCATGGTGGACCAGCAGCTGCTGATCGCTGGCCTCTCGGACGGTACTCATCGCCCGCCCTCTCCTTTCGCCGGCATGAACTGGCTGCACGTCGCGCCGTCGTCGGCCTGTTCGAATCGCAGGTACATCCCCAGCGCGCCGGCGACGCGGACTATCGCGGCCTGGTGATCCGGACAGACGGGCAACGGATCGTGCCCCGGCCAGTAGGCCTTCGCCAGCGCGGGCTTGCCGCAGCGGCCTTCGCTCATCGCTTGTCCCTGGCGTCCCGCTCCCGCCACTACGCTCCCGCCGGCGGCGGCGCCGGTTGCGTGGTCGGTTTCACCCCGTGGTCCTTCCGCTTGGCCTTCTTCTTCGGCTTGGCCATGCTGATCACCCCCCCTCGCGTCATCCCCCGCCCTCGAGCAAGTCCGGCCAGGCGCGATCGCCTTCGAGGTTCAGGTCCAGCGCCAGCACGGATCACCCCCCCTCAGAGAAGTACCCCTTGCCGCGTCCGCTTTCTCGCCATCGCCAGGTACTCCATCTTCAAGTCGAGTCCGATCCCCGTGCGCCCCAGCTCCTGCGCGACGAGGACGGCGGTGCCGGAGCCGCAGAACGGGTCGAGCACAATGTCGCCCTCTCGGCTCCCGGCCTTCACGCACGGTTCCACCAGCGCCCTCGGAAACGTGGCGAAGTGAGCCTCGGGGAAGGGCTCCGTGGCGATCTCCCAAACCGTGCGGCGGTTGCGCGTTCCCAGCAGCGCGAGGGCGTGCCGCGCGGCTACGCTCCGCGCGACACCGTCCTTGCCGTGCGGAGCCTGGCCGACGTGATGCTCGTCCCGGGCGATGGTGTAGCGAGTGTCGAGGCCCTGTGCCTGCTCCCGGATCCGGCGCGTCCGTTCCTGTTCTTCCTGCGGCTCCTTGATCGCCTCCTGGTCGTAGTAGTAGCGGGCCGCCTTGCTCAATAGGAAGAGGTACTCGTGGCTTTTGGTGGGCCGATCCTCCACGCTCTCCGGCATCGGGTTCGGCTTGGACCAGATAATGTCGCTCCGCACCCACCAGCCGTCGGCCTGGAGGGCGAAGGCGACGCGCCAGGGCATACCCACGAGGTCTTTGGGCTTGAGGCCGATATCGCGCTCGTGCTCGCCTTGGCGTCCAGGGTTGCCAGAGCCGGGACGGTTGCCGCCGCCGCCTGTAAAGTTTCGGCCCGCGTCATTGCGGCCGAGGGTCGTGCTGCCACCGTACGTGTCCCCCATGTTCAGCCAAAGCGTCCCGTCCTTCCGTAGTACCCTTCGCACCTCACGGAAAATTTCCACGAGGTGCTGAACGTAGAGCTCGGGCGTGGGCTCGAGGCCGAGGGAGCCGCGCCAGGCGGGGCAGCGGAGGCAAAGGGCACTCGTCCATCGAGGCCGGCGTTCCTGCCCAGGCGGAGCACCATCGAGCGTAGAGCCCAGAAGGGCCACCTCCGCGTCGAGAAGCCGCAGCTTCCCAAGTAATCCTCGCAGTTCTGCCACGCCGTCCCTGCTTGGCAGCCGGCTCATGGTTGTCTCCCTCGGAACATCTCCCGGTCGGGGCAGGTCGTGAAGTGGCTCTCGTAGATTTCGACCGTCCGCTGGGAATGGTGCGGCTCGGTTTTGCCCGGCCGGCGGCCCCGCGCGTGGAGGGCGACGCCGTCGCGGATCTCGAACCCGCGCACCGACCCGACGCGGTCCTCGACGCAGAGGACCGGGTCGGGGTTCACGGGCGCGCGGCCCCCGTGCTCAGTCTCCATCCACAAGATCTGCGCCCCGCAGGTGGGGCCGTTGCAGGGGACCGTGGTCCGCACGCCCTACCTCCAGAAGAGCCAGGCGTTGAGCCCGGCCAGGCCGGCCATGGTCATCGCCCACCAGAATCGCCGTCGGTAGCACATCAGCGCGGCCGTTCCCGCGGCGATGACTCCGGCGGCCAGGTTGAAGGCGGCCATCAGAACGGCACCCCGACCTGGTGTTCGCGCCGGCAGTCGGGACGGGCGCACGGGCGCCGCGGCCCCAGCTCGCGGAGGCCCTGGACCGCGGCCCAGAGGTCGTCGGCATCGTGATGCGTCCACACACAGCAATACGGGTACGGGCGGTAGCGGGTGGTGACCCAGCGGTCGAACTCGGCCCGCTCGGGCATCAGCGCGTAGTCGCGGCCGATGATCACGAACTGCGCGTGCCACCCGCAGTAGGCGGCGTCGCCCTCGTGGCGGCCGCGGCTGATCGCCCCGGGCAGCAGGCACGGCCCGTCCACGCCCCGCCACGCGCAGGCGATGACGTAGAGGTTCACGGAGCCCGCGGGGGTCGGGGGGAGCGGGACGGCCTTCGCGGCGCCGGGTTCACCGGCCTTTTTCCTAACCACGCTGCCTCCGCCCGATCTCGACAGCCTTGTCCAGCCAGTAGCGGATGAACGCCGGCAACCCGCGCGGGGTCGGCCGCTTCGCCGGGTGCGAGACGATCCAGGCGTCGGCCTTGGCGATCTCCGTCTCGAAGAACAGCCACTCGTACTGGTCGTAGGCCTTCTCGAGCGTGGCCCACAGGTCGGCGTGCCGGTCCTCCGCGAGGGTCCCCAGGTGCTTCGTCGCCAGGAGCCAGGTCCGGATGTCGGGGTCCACCCCGTTGCCCTTGCCTTTGCCGGCGGCGGCGCCGGCGCGCGGCTCGCGCGCGTCGGACCCGGCCCCGGCTACGGCCCCGATTACGGCTCCGCTTACGGACCCGGAAGAAGCCGCAGTTTGCGGCAAGTCGCCGCCTATCTGCAGCGAGTCGCGGCACTTCGCCGAGGTCTCCGGCTTCCCGCCGCACGGGGGGTCCGGGTATTTGGGTTTGGAGTCGCGCTCGCGCTGGTGGTCGACGAAGCTGACCACGTGCCCGTAGAGCCCGTCGTCCCCGGGCACCCGGTAGAGGTGGATCAGCGGCTGCGAGGCGTCGGCGAAGGATTGGGTCCACTCCTCGATCGTCTTGGCCATCTTCTCGGTGGTCCACCCGCGGGGCCGGCGCTCAAAGAGTTGGGAGAGCAGGACGTCCGGCTCGGCGTCGAACCTGCCGTGGTCGTCGCAGGTGACGGTCAGGCGCCACCAGGCACGCTCGGCGGCGTCGGAGAGGTTCTTCAGGCTGCGGGAGCGGCGGGCTTTTTCGCGGATCATGCGGTCGGGCACGGCGAGAGATCTCCATGCGTGGGAGGGGGGGGTGAAGGATCCTCGCGGGGCGGGGGGCGAGCTCGGCATGCGACGGCTCGGCGCGGCACGGCTTGTCGCAGCGGGAAGGCCAGGGTGGGGAAGGCAGGGCATGTCGCAGCGGGGGGGCTCGGGGCTGGTAGGGGCCGGCCGGTTTGCACGGTCAATGTCCTGACGTGGGCGATAAGAGCGTTCGGGCCAGCGGGGCGCGTCCCAGTCAAGGATTCCCCCGCCGTAAGCCCGGCTGGGAAGCCGGGGGTTAGGCCCGAAGCCGAAGAGGGCGCTATAAGTGACTGGGCGCGGTCCCCCCTTCTACCGTGGCCGGCGGCGCCGAGTCAAGCGGAAAAAAGGGCGGCGCCCCCGGGGAGCCGGTGGCATGCCCGAGGCGGCGAACCACGGGGTGCCCCGCGCTGGCCCGGGGGGCCGCCGATCATCGCCATCGCCTCGGTCCCTGTCCCCCTTCCACGCACGCCGGGCAGGCCCGCATGTTCCGGGTGACGCCGTTGCCATCTCGCAGCGGGGAGTACGCCCGGTCCCCCGACTTCAGCTCCCGGTGGCACCGCGCGGCACAGGGCGCCGGCTTCCGCAGCGTGCAAGCGGCCCACACCGTCCAGCTCGCGGTTTCCCGGAAGAGTCCCCCGGGCCCGGGCTCGAACCTCATTCTTCCAGCCGTCCGCCCTCTCCGCGCGGATTGATCCAGACGGGCGCGCGGTAGAACGGCTCGCTCAGCCGGCGGGCCTCGGGGCCGCAGTCCTCGCAGACGCCCCGGCCGCTCCCTGGCGCCGTCATCAGGACGTCCCCGTCCGCCCACTCGTGGCCGCCGCGCTTGCGCCCACAGAGCGCACACGGCAGCCAGAAGTACCCGTGCAGGTGGGCGTAGGCGGCGTTGAGCCAGCGCGGCCGCCGCGGCAGCCAGGGCGGCGCGCGCCTCCCGTCGGGGTGGCGGTACTGCCGGACCCACGCGCGCCCGTTCCAGTTGGTCTGCCCGTACAACCGCCACCGCCCGGGCCAGAGCCAGGCGTAGAGCAGGTCGCGCCGGCGGGTGATCGTGGGGCCCTCGGGGCTCATCACGCTTCCCTCCTCCTCAGTCCCGGTACGCCACACCCGACGGGAGCCCCGGGAAGTGGATCCGCGCCTCCTGCTCCCTGAGCTTGTCGCCGTGCGCGGCCACCCATTCGGGGTCACTCCCGAGCCCGATGTAGGCGGCGAAGTCGTTCACCTCCCCGACGGTGAGGACCGCCATCAGGTCGCAGCGCATCAGTAGGGGCGGGAGGGTGTGGTGGCCGAACGCGAACGTCGCCTCGTCCATGGTCTCGAGTGTATGCCCGGGCTGTGCCGGGTAGGACCGCTTGTTGACGCCGACGATCCTCATGGCTTTCTCTCGGCCAGCACGACAGCGACCGCGTAAGCGAGCGACTCGATGATCTGCCGGTATGCGCCCCCGGTCTGCGTGCCCCAATGCTCGTGCGCGAGGGTGACGATACGCTTCTGCAGCTCGTCCACGCGGGGGCTCACGATGGCACCCCTGGCGCCTCGTTCGGCGCGACGATGGCCAGCCCCTCGGGCGTGTTGTCCACGTCGGGGACCTTCAGCTCCTCCGGATGCTCGGCCTGCCAGCGCTCCACGCGCGCGATCAGCAGCCGGATCCCCTCGACCTGCCGCGGGTCGGCCCCGAGCTGCTGGCAGCGGGTCTGGTAGAAGTGCAGCGTCGGCACGAGGGCCCGGTCGCGTGCCAGGAACACGACGGCATCCATGTGGCTCACCGCGTGCGCGGCCCGGTGCTCCGTGCAGATGCCCGAGAAGGTGAACTTCCGGTCGATGCGCTCCATAGGGGTCTCCTTCAGGTCCCGTCCGTTCGGAGGGACTTCGCCAGCTCGTCCAGCAGGGCCCTGGCGAACGCCCCAAGGGCATCCGCCGGCGGCGTCACGACCAGGCCGTAGAGCGGGTGGGCTTTCGGGAGCCACTTCTCGATCTCCTGGAGGACCTGCCGGGGGCCGGCGTCTGGCTTCAGCAGCTTCAGCGCGAACCGCCAGTTGTCGATCCGGTGGAGCGCCTCGGGCGCCCCCGCCGGCGGCCAGCCCGGGATCATTGTTCCTCCTCCCCGGCGCGGGGGGAGAGGGCGGCCCGGACAATCGCAAGTGATTTTCGGGCCTCGATGCGGTCGCTCTCTTTCTCCGCGTCAGTTAGCATGGCGTAGGGTGTTGCTGCCTTCCGCGGCCAGTCTGCGGCCTTCTCAGCCGGAGCACGGCTCTGGTACTCCATCCACCTGGCCCATCGCTCGTGTTCTGCCGCTGCTAACGCCTCCAAAAGTTTTGGCGAGTCCAGTGCCTCCCGCAGCGCCGCGTTCTGCGCTTTCAACTCGTCTCGTTCTGCAAGCAGGGCGCGGCCAGCAGATGAAATATTGAACAAACTCCACCGCCTGATGGCCGCTTCCGTCATTGCTTCCACTTCTTTTCTGCTGAGAGCCGTAGAGCGCCCTGGAATCAGAAGAGCCGCGCATTCGACTAGAGCCCCATAAACCCCGCGCATCAGTTCTCCGCACGCCGCGTTCTGCGCTTCGAGGGAGGCGAGGGCGGTCTCCGTTTCTTGCGCTTGTCCTTCCATTTGCTCAATTAAGACATCGGGCATCATGTCGCGCCTTATCTGCTAATGAGGCGTTTAGTTCCGCCTCCTCCACCCGCCGCTGGAGCGTGGCACAGCGCAGGCGCTCGTCATGTACTACGGTTGTGGCCTCGTACAAGTCATCCTGGAGCGCCTGGGCGGCGTGGGTGCAGAGGGCTGCACCGTAACCAGGATGGCCTTGGCATTGTATGAACTTGGGAAACCTGCACTCCCGCTCGCTCATGGGGCCTCCTCCCTCTAATTCTTTTCCGCCCTGGCCAGCGCCCGGCGCCGCTGCACGATGCGGATGGCCCGGATGGTCACGGCCAGGTCCACGAGGATGCTCACGTCGAGTCCCTTGATCTCCTCCTCCGAAAGCGGCCGGAGGACCAGGCCCTCCGTGAACGCGAGAATCACCGCACACTCAACGCAGACCGTGAGGTCCCCGGGCTTCGGCCGATCCCCGTGAGTACGGAGGGCGCTTGCCGCGTTGAAATGGTGCCCGCACCTCGGGCACTCAGCCCCAGGCACCGCGTGCTCATGGTAGATGCCGATGGGATCCTGGTCCGCCATCCCTACTCCACCCGCGGGGCCAGGTGGCGGTTCAGGATGTCCTGGAGGCGCACCGGGAGATGCCGCTTCACGCGGTCGAGGAGCTTGAGGGCCTCGGGGGACTCGTACCAGTTCGCCGCGGCCAGGTAGGCCGTGGCCACGAGGAGCATCCGCTCGAGGCGGCGGCAACGGGGGCAGCCCGTCACTCGCTCAGGAACAGGACCCGCGTCTCCGGGGTGGTCGGCCATCGCCCCCTCTCCCGCCGGAACGCCCGGCGGAACCGCATGTAGCCCATGAAGCAGAGCCGGCACGCCCAGGGGATCCCCGCCCGCATCCAGCGCGGGAAGGCGTCGCGGGGCAGGTCCCGTTCGCAGCAGGCGCAGCGGGTCAGGCCGTGCCGCCGGCGCCTGGGCGACCAGATCCACAGCCGCCGCCCGTCCGCCGTGAGGCCCTCCATGGGATCACTCCGACTTCGTGAACTTGCCGTAGCCCCGCGGGCGGGCGGCGCCCAGGCCCTGGGCCTCGGCCATCTCCCACAGGTCCGTCCAGATCTCCTGGGTCAGGATCCGCGTGTCGGGCCACCGGGCGGCGAACTCCAGCTCCCAGGGCAGGAGGTAGTCGTACCGCCGCAGCACGGAACGGCGCCCGGCCCGGTCCTGCACGGAGCTCCCCCACTCGAGCGTCCCGGTGGGGATGGTGGGCTCCGCGCCGGCGCTCCGCAGGATGAGCAGCGGGCTGCCGGGGGCGCCCTGGTGGGCCTGGAGGCCCCGGGTGAGGAGGTCCTTCAGCCCCCTCGTCTTTCTCGACAGGCCGAGGGTCGTCGCGCAGTCAATGAGCATGCTCGGGATCTGGTGGGCCCCCAGGCAGAGCAGGCCCTCCGGGTTGCGGCGGAAGCCGCAGGAGACCTTCTCCTCGTCCATGAGTTCGTCGACCTCCTCCCCGACGGCTTCGGCCTGGGCCTCCGCGGCCGCGCCCGTTTCGGGGGGCGCGACTCCCATCGCCGCCAGGTTCTCGGCGACGATCCGCTCGGGATCACGCCCCAGGGCTTTCGCCTTGAGGCGGACGGCCTTCGAGCTCATCTGCCCGCGAATCAAATCTTCGGTCTTGGGCATTCCGCCGAGGAGTTCCGTGACGCCGACCAGGACGATCTTCTTCGTGATCCAGTTCATTGGGATCCTCCTTTTTGGTTTGTCGCAGAGGGCAGGCCAGAACAGGCAGGGCTCGTCGCAATGGGAGGGTTCGGCTCGACGTGGTTTGACGGGGCATGTCGCAGGGGCTTGGCGCGACCGGGCACGGCCGGACAGGACGCGGCTTGTCGCAGTGGCTCGGCGTGGCGCGGCCAGTCGCAGTGGCGGACCGATGTGGACCGTCGCAGCGGCTCGGGGAGTGCCGGGGTGACCGGGCGTGGCACGTCGCATGGGCGGGGGAGGGCAGGCTCGATTCGACTCGGCTCGGCTCGTCGCAGCGGCTTGGGGAGACCCGCGGGGGGCGGAGGTGGCGGGGGCCGTCGCGCTGGTGTGGCATGGCTCGCGCGGGCGGGAGTCGACTCGGCTGGTCGCATGGGGCAGGCGGGGAGGGGCCGGTAGCAGCGGTCGGGCTCGGGTCGGGTCGGACTCGGGGGGGTCTGGCTCGTCGCAAGGGCTTGGGTGGAGTTGGGGTGGGTCGTCGCAGCGGCTCGGGTTGGGATGGCCTGGCCAGTCGCATGGGTTTGGGCGGGGCGGGGTTGGGTCGTCGCAGCGG